TCATTTCGCACCATACGTCGTAAGGCTTTACTGGCTTACCAGCTGCCTCACGTTTTAAAGCGTTCCACGCTAAAAACATTAGATCGGATATTCCGATCTTTTCTTGCGCCTGTTGAATTGTGTATCCAGTTTTCTGTTCCCATTTAGCGAACTCTGGCGGTTGCGCTGTCGTGGTAACTGTCTTTCCGTCACTCGTTTCGATATGTATTTGTAACTTCATGCTCCCGATCTCTTTTCTTATAGTGTTGGAGTTGTCACGCAAGTAAAGCTAAGCGATACAGTCTGAGCGTCCGGAGCTGTTCCGCCCGCGCTTGGGAAAATTGGCTGTACGTCGAAATTAAATACTGATCCGGTCGCAGCTGTAAAAACTACTGAAAGCGGTGTGTTTGGAGCTGTATCGCAAGCGTTCCATAGGGAAGCGCATAGCGACCCGCCAGCTGTCCAGTCAGCTAACATTTCGACGTCGAAAGTACCTTGCGAATCTGTAGTGAAATAGGCTTTTCCGTCTAGTGTTTGATAGGTGTTGATTGTGCTCTCGATTGTGAGAGTTGCGGCTGTTGCTTGAGCGTCATAAGTATCACCATCAATGGTGAAAGTTATGTCGCGTCCGGTGACGATTGTAGTCGGCATTTTATTCTCCTAGTTTTGAGTGTAGTAAGTGGAAACGTCGATCTCGGCAATTAGAAAATTGCTTGAACCGAGTGAAATAATCGACGGACGCGATACGTCGCCGACTTCATATCCCGACGGAATAGCCGCGAGAATTTCAAGTGAGAGCTGTTCGAGATTGTCGAGTGCTCCCGCGTTATTGTTATAGGCAACGACGCCCGCTATAGTGAAATTTATTTTTAACTGAATTGCGCTGCTAATTAGTCGAGTTTCAAGATATGGCGTTCCCGGAATAATCAAGCAAGCGGGTGCGATTATCGCTTCCGGTACTGACTCATAAACCGACGCCGTTACGCCAGCGAGAGCGGTCGCCAGCGGCGCGCGAACGTCAGCCTGAATTGTAGTTGGCATTTATTGACACATAGTTTCAACGTCTAAAAATGGCGCTAATAATCCAACGACTCGGTTTTGTAAAGATCGCCCAAGCACGAACGGCGTCGGTTGGAAATCTACCTGAGCCGAAGTATTGCCCGGAGCTGTAATCGACTGGAAAACTTCAACCGATACGACGAGAATCGCCGATCTAACTGGCTCAACGTTTTGATAAATCTCGGTAATTGTTGAGCCGTCAAGATTAGCTAAACCCGCTGGAATTATCGGCGTGAAAATTTGATCCGGTGCAGCCGTAGCGGTTGTAAATAGGTAAGGTAAAATTTTGTCGTCTGAAACTGTGACTGTTAAATTAAACGCAGCTCCGCAGCCTGTAATTTCTACGACTTGACCCGGAACGAAATAGTTAATTCGCTGAGTCGTGTAATAAGCGATCGAATCGACGACTTCAATACCGGTAATCGCTGACTGGTAGCCATTTAGCAGCGGAAAGATTGCGCCCTCGGCGCTGGCGATCATTGTGTCGAGATAAGCGTCTGAATAAAGAGAAACGCTAACGCCTAAGATGTTACGGAGTTCCGTAGCTGTAACTATTGGCATTAGCGTTCCTCTCTAGTTCTGCTCGGTCGCCTCGGGAGCGAAACGACCGATGATTATTTCTTAGTTATCTCAGGTTTGGTTCCAACATGCGCCGAAAGGAATCTTTGGCGCGATTGCGGCATAGCCGTAGTAAAGAATATCTATGGTTCCGTCTGAGTTGACATTAGTGCGTAGCTCGAATCGTGGAGATTCGTACCATGTCCATGCGTCCGGGTTAACGACAACCATTGAGAAATCGCCAGCTGATGTAGTTGGTCCAGCGTTTCCGATTGAACGTGAAACGAATAGATTTAAACCCGGTGAAACTACGCCGCGAAGTGAATCGCCGCGAACGTTTCCAGCCGCGTTGCTAGGTTGCGCCGCATTGTAAAGAGGTGCGCCATTGTCGTTATAACCCATGATGTTAGTCCATTGTCCCGGGCTAACTACTAGGTTACGAGCGAATCCGAGTGAGCTGTTATAAACAGCGCCCGCAGCTTGTGATGTATAGCCTAAGAATCCTGTAGCTGTATTAGCGTTAACGCCTGTCTGTTGACCAGCAGCCGCAATAGTTCCGACCGCAAACTCATCTGTGACTTTAGCGTATGCGAACTCAAGATTTTGAAGTAAAGCTGTTAAATAGCTAGGATCGCTTCGGTCGATCAATTCGATCGTTGAAATTGCGCGACCCTTAAAGCTGTTAACTGGAACTGAAATATAAGTTGCGCTCAGATTTGATTCTGTAATCGCAGCATTTTCAGCGATGTTCGCAACAGTTGGAACAGCTGTGACCTTAGGCAGCTCGAAAGTCATACCAGTAGCACTAAGAGCCTCGCGAGATAGTGCGTCGATCATGCCACGATCAGCATTAGCAAGTGCGTTGATAACTGTGCGACTTTGTGGTGTTGGAACCATGCCCGGTGCTGTTGATGTGGTGTTATCGGCAGCCTTGACATATTGGCGAGCGTCCTCATCGTGTAAAACTGACGCCTTGAGTGAATACTGTAAATAAGAAACCTTATCGACAATAGGTGAACGTGGCGCTGTGTACGCCATTGGAACGTGCTTTGACGCTTCTACCGATGTCTCGGCAGGAGCGGTTTCGGTAGTGTCTGACACTTCGTCTCCTTCTGTTGTTGGATTTGTTTCTTCTGTTTCCTCATCTAAGGGATCAGAATTTTCATCTGTTGCTTTCATTTCCTCTTTGTCCTCGTCCTCGTCCTCGTCGTCGCTGCCGTCCTGACTCGCAGCTACGCTAGAAACGCGCGCGCTGTCAATGGCGGGCTCAGAAACTAAAGACACTTCATCGAGAGAACCCTTTGCTACTACTAACACGCCTTCAACGAAATCATGCGAGTTCACTTTAACGCCGACACTAAATCCGTCGCGGAGACCCGTCGCGGCTTCTACGAGTGCGTCGTTTCCGGCTGTTGTCTCCGCGATTTTGAACGTTGCGTCGATTCCCTGTTCGGTTGCGGTCATAGATAAAACTTTTCCGATTGGGCGAGTGCGATCATGCTCTAGTAAAAGTTTAACGTTCTTAGTTGCAATAGATTCAGGTTTAAACGTCGTAAGACCCGCGGATGTTGCTCCAGTTTCGTTCCATGTTACGACGCGTCCAGTAATTGTGCGCGATTCGCTGTCGGCTGATGTAATTGTTAACGGCATGTTTATTTTCATTTGATCATTTCCTCAGCTTGTCGGATTTCCTCGACGCTAATTGCGCCGATTTCAAATAATGATTTGTAAATGGCTACTCTTTCAGCTTCGCTTCCGCGCAAATAATCCTCGAGTCTGAAATGGACTGATTGTGAGCTTGGTACGAAGTCCGGCATACTTAAACGATCGCTTATGGATGTCATTAACGGAATCAAGCTGAAATCTAAAAGGGTTTTTCGTGTGACATTGGCGTTGGAGTAAGTCATGCTCGATCCAGTTTCCGCGTCAACGTAGAACGCCGGAATACCGATCGCGCGAGCTAATTCTGTTGCGATGTACGAACGGGCTGCCGCGAGCTGTAATTTTTCGGGATCGAAGCCGACTGTTTGCAATTCTACGTCAGCATTTAGAAACGCGGTCGAGCGATTACGTCGAGCAACGCCCCATGACTCAAGTAATTTTGCAATTCGATCAGCTGGTAACGCTGTTCCATTTGATTTCAATACCATTGAGGGAACTGGCTCGCGAGCATAATTAGCAGCTGCACGTTCTAACTCCGCACCTGTACGAATTGTGCGTCCAGCTCTGTTAAGCAAGCCCTCGTCATTACCATAGAAAACAATTAGTGATCCGATACCCGATTCGGGAATTTGTTTTCCGTCGATCGTGTAATACATGACCTCGGTTCCGTTAGCATTTAAAAAGACGCCGACACGTGTAGGCACGATTCGCTGAACGGAGCGGATTCGGAGTGTGTCGGCGAAAAGTTCTGTTATTTGCCAATATGCGTAGCCGTAAAATAATAAATCCTCAGCTGTCCAGACATAAGTCGCACTACCCGGGACGCGCGGATCGGGATCACGAATTACGCGCGGCGCTGGCACTTCGAGCCCCGTCGTATTGTCCCGGAGTTGTAATCCGATTGAAGCTATTGATGAGCATATAATCCCGCGAGCACGTGCGATCGTAGGTACGCTCATAGCTTCCTCGCGCGTCGCCTGAGTAGCGCCACCATTAAAGGTATAGATTGAATCTAACGCGAATACTGGAGAAACCGAAGCCTCGACGTCGCTATTTTGTAGCGGCGCGACAGCTTCAACCTTAGACGCAAATAAATCACGAATACCCATGCGCGAATTGTGTCAGGCTTATAGCACTAACTAACCATAATATCGAAGTCCATTTCTGGGCGTGTCGCGAAATGGGTTACGAGAGCTGTTGCCACGCAAGCCGCTATTGCCGATTGACTGGCACGTCTGCCCAATACCCACCCGCCGTCACCGCGCTTTAGTTGGACAGCTGAGAGAACTTGCTTAGTTAAATCCGACTGTCCTCGATGACGCAATCGCCCTGAATTGATCGCACCCAGTAATTCATCGCAAGCTTGAGGATAAACGGAATCCATGTCAAATATCGGGATACCCGCTGGCTGTAATCGGGAAGCGACCGCGCCCGAAGTTCGACGAGAATAAAGCAAATACTCGATCGGATATTTGCGACAGTATTTAGCCGCCTCGTTAGCGATCTCTCGATCGTCTAGCTGAATTGAATTTTCCCATGTATGGAGCAGCTTTACGACGAAACGTTCATCTCCTAATTTTTGAGCTCCGACTAACGCACAGAATTTTCGATCCGGTGAAATATCGAGCCCAAGCCATGTCAGCTTCTCCGGATCAAGATCGACATTTTCGTCATGGCAATTATTCCACTCGTTTGCTCCAATGACACTTGAAATAGTTTGAACCCAGCGGCATAAGACTTCGGTTTGTACGACTTCGGGCGGATCATTGAGAACGGATTGGATATTTTGGATATTTATTGTATGACCGATAGCGGGATTAGCGGCAAGCCAATTTGATTCGAGTCGAATATCGTCGGTCGGTGCGCTCCACTCAAAATATCCGATGTCGTCATCAGCTCCAGCGGCGGCAGCTAGTCCACGCTCTCGAAACGCATTTAAAACGACCGAGTGAGAATCGCCCGCATTTGTGTAGCTCATAATCATAGGATTTTTTGCAGCCATTAAGGTATAACGAAGCGACGCGTAAGATTCTAAGTCTTTCATCTCTCGCAGCTCGTCGAGATGAATCGTGGACGGCGCACTTACGCCGCGAGCCGCTGATCCGCCAGCTTTAACAATAAAGCGATTTATTTGTCCCGTCGTACCCTTAACTTCGATCTCCTCAGAGCCATGAGACCAGCGAATCCGGTGAACGCGCTTAGATAAAATTTCGGAACTTTCAATTAAGTTAATTAGCTGCCTAAATTGCTCTAACGAAGTAGCTAATCTGTGAGCTGATCCGATTTGAAGCGGCTCGTCCCATAAGAATAAGCCGCCTAAAATGCGTATCTGTTGGAGAAAGCTCTTACCATTTTGACGAGCTACGACCACGCAATTAGTCGGAGTAGCCCAGCGTCCGTCCGGTAAATACTTGTGCGTGTGCTCGAGTGCGAACTTTTGCCATGGCATTAAGCCGCCCGGAACGATTTCAGCGCCTAAATCTATGAGATCGAACCCTCGACTGGGTAAATCGTTGAGCTTTGTGTGGATTCTTGGAAGTAAATTGCCATAAGTGACAGCTGTTGACGGCGGTAAAACCGATAGCAGCCGATTAGAGCCTATATCGTCGGGTAGTTGACCGATTATGACCTGATCGATCTTAGTCATGACTTACGCTAACGTTTTCAGGGATATTTCCTTCAT